TTGAAGAAGAAGTATTATTAACAATGCAAATTGTTCCAAGAGAAAAATTTGTAAATGAAAATCCGTTTGGTAATCATCCCGTAGCAATAGGTTATGGACAAACTATTTCGCAACCTTTTATCGTGGCATATATGACACATAAATTAAATTTAAAACCAAATCATAAAGTATTAGAAATAGGAACTGGGTCAGGATATCAAACTGCTATCTTGTCAATATTATGTGAATCTGTTTATACGGTAGAAAGACTTAAAGAATTATCTGTTAAAGCACAAAAGATACTTAAAGCTTTGGAATATAATAATATACAATTTGCGATTGAAGATGGTCATGATGGTTGGGAAGAACATGCACCTTATGATAGAATCATGGTAACTGCAACAGCAAAAGGCGTACCTATGAATTTATTAAGACAACTTAAAGTAAATGGTAAAATGATACTTCCAATTGAAATTCCTAACGGTAAGGAACAATTGATTATGGTAACCAAGAAAGATTCTGATTGTTTATATGAACAAGAAGACTTAATACTTGTGCGTTTTGTGCCTTTGGTACATGGAACTTCTTTAAAATATTTACAAAAAGAATAGTTGGTTGGTACGTTTTTTGCATCATTATATAATAGATTAAAGAGATTGAATCTTATAAATATAGATAATGTACGAGGAGTTTATAATAAAATAGACACAGATGTTTCTATATCTATAGGAACAATTTTCGCAAACAAAAAAAGAAAACTAGGAGAACAAAGATGATAAAAAATATTTTCCTTGTTCTATTTGCATCTTTACTGCTTACAGTAGGTTCGATTGCAGACGGAACGGCAAATAATGAATTTGAAAAGGTAGAAAATAATGTCATAGTTAATTTTGGTGACTTGACAGTAGGACATAGGTCATATGTTGATGATGATGAAGCTCAACTTATATTAGGTTATAACGTATGGGATTCATTACAAGTTCTATACAAGAATGTAACTGGAGTTGGCGAAGACCAACACAAATTCAGACTTACACATAATACTTTTCAAGTAGGTAATTTTTATGCAAACGCTGTTGTTGAATACATAATGAAAACAGATGACGGTGATGACGTTGTAAGAGTTAGACCAGAAGTAGGTGTAGCATTTCCTATAACTGATAAACTTTCAGCTGGTTATTCATTCTCACCACATTGGGATGTTGACCAAGATGAAGATAGTTGGCTATGGGAACATAATCACTATAGACACGTTGCTGGTGTTGATTATCAAATCAATGACCAATTCTCTTTTGTTGTATGCGCTGAGATTCACCGAGATGCAGAAAATAAACTTCAAGAACAGTTCTTAGGAACTGAATTGAGATTCAATTTTCCTGCATTAGCCATTTTTCATAAGTAAAGATGGAGATTTAAAGGGGGGTTGCAAAACAACCCCTTTTTTTCGCTTGACAAACCCCAAAAAATGTTATATACTATTATAAATACTAATAATAGGCAAGAGTGGTTTAGATTCGAGTTAACGTTCATTAACTCACGGAGAAAATCAAGAGATTGATACTATAAAAATCTAAACATTCCACTCATGCCTTATCTTCTTTATAAATATTAATATGGCAACTGTAACAAATACTTTATCAAGACAACCCACTAAATTAGATTATGCTGCTCCCACGCAGTTTAAATTTAATATCTTTAATCTACCTAAAGTAGAATATTTTATAATCACTGCCAATGTACCAGGTATAAGTCTTACTGCTATAGACCATGCCACTCCATTTAAAACGACACCTATTTTGGGTGACGGATTAACATATGATAATCTGGATATATCTTTTATTGTAGATGAAAACTATGAAAACTATCTTGAACTTCACAATTGGTTGGTCGGGATTGGTTTTCCACAAAAAAGAGAACAGTTCAAAGATTATAGAGACACAGAATCAGGCAGATTTCCTGGTGCAAAAACAAGACACACAAGCAAAGATATTGGAGATACAAAACTCGGAGCTGCAACTCCAGATAAAAGTTTATATAGTGATGCAACAATGACACTTCTTTCTTCTAAACATAACCCCGTTGTCGAAGTTAGGTTTAGAGATGTCTTTCCATTGACAATGGCGGCATTAGAATATACTCAAGCGGATACTGATGTAACATATTTAACTATGACAGCAAGTTTCGCTTATTCTCATTACGAAGTTATAACTCTATAAATAATAATATAACGACATAAACTATTGACTTGATTGAAAAATAAGGTATAATATATAGAATGGATTTAAACACGTTACAGGAAGAAGTTGATAAAGATGTTAAAATTAAATCTGACCACTTAGATATTGAATCTTTACGAATTCCTGAACTTCACAATAAATATTTAAAATATTATAATCGTTTCCAATTAATTCTTAGAAAAACAGAAACAGACTATAAAGAACTTTATAAAGAGAAGTGGGAATATTATACTGGCAAATCTTCACCACAAGTTTATAAAGAAACCCCATTTGAGTTTAAAGTTTTAAAAGCAGATGTTCCAACCTATCTTGAAAGTGATAAAGACTTGATAGAACTACAACACAAAATAAATTATAACAAAACAATCGTAACATATCTTGAACAGGTTTTACGGTCAATAAATAATCGTACATTCACGATTAAAAATGCAATCGAATGGAAAAAATTTGAAGCGGGAGTAATATAATGACAAAGAAAAATTCAATTGAATCGAAAAAAGTAGAACCAAAAATTGGCGATTACATTCAAGAATATCCAAACATCTTGTCACCCAAACTTTGTAATCAAATTATAAAGTATTATGAATCAACTGGTGAATTTGAAAAGAGTACATATAGCACAGATAGTGGTTTGTCGTCTAAAACCGAAGAACGAGTAAGAATGGACGAACAATGGATTAACAGAAAAGAAAAGGGTGGATTGTATGGCGATTTATTAGCAGGATTTAAAATTGCGTTACAAAAATATTCAGAACTCTATCCAGATGTTGTGATACAACATTCTACACCTTTTCGTTTAAATCGTTATTCAGCACCAGGTGGATTTATGGTCAGACATATTGATAACATACATCATAGTCATGGTCAACGATATGGATTTCCACACATTACAATGTTAATGTTTATGAGTGATGATTATAAAGGTGGTGAACTTGATTTGTGTGATGGATTGTATGTTAAAAAACCTAAAACTGGAACTTGTGTAGTTTTTCCGTCTAACTTTATGTATCCACATGAAGTAAAACCAGTTACGGAAGGAACAAGATACACGGTTATGGTTTGGTTGATGTAAAGGAGAAAATTATTATGAAAGAATTACAACATTATAGAATATTTCCTACTAATGTTTTTTCATTTAAAGGTGAAAGTATAAATGAAAAGAAAATGCAGGAATATCTTAATAAGAAATCGAAAGAAGACTCGGACAGGAAAGGAAACTGGCAATCTGAGCCCGAATTGCATAAAAATAAAATATTTAAAGCATTGGCAGATAATGCACTTGAAGCTACTCAAGCAGCTTGTGATGCGTTAAAGTACGACCCTAGTTACAAACTTGAAATTACAAGCATGTGGGGTAATATCTTACAAAAATATGAATGTCATCCACCACATACACATTCAAATAATGTATGGTCGGGTGTATATTACATAACACAATCGCCAGGACAAAGCAGTATTCAATATTTTATTGGACAACAACAATCACAAGTTTTGTTACCAAGAGTAACTGAACAAAATTTAGACAATGGAAACCTTGTTGGTTTTCCGTCTGAAAAGGGACAGGGATATGTGTTCCCAAGTTGGGTAGTACATTGGGTGCCTCCCCATTTAGATACGACACCAAGAATAAGTGTCGCATGGAATATAATACTTAGAGGTGAATATGGACACCAAAAGGATTTCCAATACGCTAGAATTTAAGATTGAAAACAAATGTCATCAACTCTCCAGTCATGTATTGTAACCAAAATAAATGAAGTCTATCTACACTTAGATGTAGAACGAAATGTCGCTTATGAATTATCAGATTTTTTTACATTTGAAGTTCCAGGTTCAAGATTTATGCCGAGTGTTCGTAATAAATTCTGGGACGGAAAGATTAGACTTTTTAATCAACAAACTGGAGAAATATATTGTGGTTTATTGCCACAAATTAAAGAATTTTGCAAACGCAATGAAATAGAAATCGTAATTGCAGATGATGTTGAAACTTCCAGAAAGATAGATAAACCTGTTGTAAAAGATTTTATTGAATCTCTCAAACCAAAATCCAAAGGAAAACTTTTAGAAGTAAGAGATTATCAAGTAGATGCAGTTCATAATGCGATTTCAAACAATCGTGCATTGTTATTATCGCCTACTGCGTCTGGTAAATCACTTATTATCTATGCGTTAGTTCGTTATTATCAAATGATGGATTTAAAATCATTGATAATCGTTCCTACAACAAGTCTCGTTGAACAAATGTATTCTGATTTTCTTGATTACGGATGGAAAGAAAACTATTTACAAAAATTATATCAAGGACACGATAAAAAAGTTATAAATGATGTCATGATATCAACTTGGCAATCTTTATATAAAATGCCGAAAAAATATTTTGATGAATTTGGTTGTGTCATAGGAGATGAAGCACATTTATATAAAGCAAAATCTCTTACAAGCATTCTTACCAAATTAACTAATGCAAAATATCGTTTTGGTTTGACTGGAACTCTTGATGATTCACAAACTCATAGATTAGTTCTTGAAGGGTTGTTTGGAAGTTTAAGTAGGGTTGTTAAAACTAAAGAGTTAATGGATTCAAAAACACTTGCAGAATTAAATATTAAATGTTTGTTGTTAGAATATTCAGAAGATGATTGTAAATATATAAAAGATTTTAAATATGCACAGGAAATAGATTTCTTAGTAACATCTGAAAAAAGAAATGAATTCATTTCAAATTTAACTGTATCCACGAAAGGAAATACTTTATGTTTATTTCAATTGGTAGAAAAACACGGCAACCCTTTACATGATTTAATAAAACAAAAAGTTTCTGCAAACAGAAAAGTATTTTTTGTATTTGGTGGAACGAGTGCAGATACAAGAGAAGATATCCGAAGAATAACAGAAAAAGAAAACAATGCTATTATCGTAGCTTCTTATGGAACATTCTCTACTGGAATTAATATCCGTAATTTACACAATGTTATTTTCGCTAGTCCATCTAAAAGTAGAATCAGAGTATTACAATCAATAGGTAGGGGATTAAGAAGGGGAGATAACAAGAAAAATGTAAAACTTTATGATATTGCTGATGATTTAACACATAAAAGTAGAAAGAATTTTACTTTAAAACACTTTATAGAAAGGATTAATCTTTATAATGAAGAACAGTTCGAATACAACATTAAAAAGATACAAATGAGATAAATATAAGTATATGAGTGATTTAGCTAAAGAACTCCCAACATATTATATAATTAAATTTTTTAATGGTGAAGAAATTGTTTGTGATTTAAATCATATAGATGAAGAACAAGTAAAATTAATTAATCCAATGAAAATTCATGCTTATCCTAAGATGACAGAAACAGGACAAGTCAAAGAACAAATTGCACTTCATAGATGGTTACATCCTTACACTAACGAAACAGAGTTCACTGTTGGTAAAAAAAACATAATGACAATTGCAAAGTGTTCGGATACAATGATGATATATTATGAAAACTTTTTATTTAAAAAAGATGATGATAACTTAACACACAAAGAAGTTGAACTAAAAAATCAAGAGAAGAAACATACAAGAGAATATGTTACAGTTAAAACTGAAGATGATGTACACTAACTTATATTTGAAGAACCCACATGGTAAGTATACACAAAAAATATTTTTTGTCAAGCAATTGACAAGATAAAAAAGATGGTGTATAATATTATATAATGGTAAAAAGAAAATCAAGAAAAACAACTGATGAACATTATGTAGATAACAAACAGTTTCTACAAGCGATGAAAGATTGGAAAGAGGAATGTAGGATTGCGAAAAATTTAAACAAACCTGTTCCAATTGTTTCTAATTACATTGGCGAATGTTTTATGAAGATAGCAAATCATTTATCGTATCGCCCCAACTTTATTAACTATACTTACAGAGATGAAATGATTTCAGATGGAATAGAAAACTGTGTACAATATAGTTATAATTTTAACCCAGAAAAATCAACCAACCCATTTGCATATTTTACACAAATAATTTATTATGCATTTGTGAGAAGGATACAAAAAGAAAAGAAACAATCCCATATTAAAAACAAGATGATGGAACGAGATGTTTTTGAACCCTATATAAAACAGAAAGGGGACACAAACGATTATAATAGTCCAGCATTTGATGAGTTTAAAAATATGATGTTGCCGGAAGAAGATGTTTATAAACCTAAGACCAAGATTAAAAGTAAGAAAAAATCTTTAAAGAAAAAAGGAATAAACTTGGGATTAGAAATATTCATGGGTAACGCTGACTAACAATTTAATATTATGAAGATAGCAATAATCGGCGACCAGCACATGGGTGCAAGAAACGACAATCTTTCGTTTGTAAAATATTTTAAAAAGTTTTATGAGGAAATATTTTTTCCTTATATGGACGAACATAATATCACTACCATAATAAATTTGGGCGATATGTTCGATAGAAGAAAGTATGTCAACTTTAATACTTTACATTTTACAAAAGAAACATGGTTAGAACCTTTAAGAAAAAGAAACATTAGTGTTCATTGTCTTGTAGGAAACCATGATACTTATTTTAAAAATACAAACGAGATAAATTCTTGTAATCTTTTATTTGATGAATATGAAAATATTCACATATATCCAGAACCAGAAGTAATTGAATTTGGTGGAGTGCCAGTATTGTTTATGCCTTGGATGAATGCTGAAAACTATCCAGAGTGTGTTCGTTATCTTCAACAAGCAAAAACTGATATATGTTTTGGACATTTAGAAATAAGTGGGTTTGAACAACATAAGGGACATCTCGCAGAACAAGGTTATGATAAAAGTTTATTTAAAAGATTTGAATTAGTTTTTTCTGGACACTACCACCGTAAATCAGATGATGGACAGATTTATTATCTTGGAGCTCCATATGAAATGACATGGAGTGATTACGAATGTCCAAAGGGATTTCATGTCTTTGATTTAGATACGAGAGAACTAACAAGGATTGAAAATCCACATAAGATTCATAAAAAGATTTATTTTGATGACAAGAAGAATGATTATGATAAACATGATGTATCACAATATAAAGATTCTTATGTAAAAGTGATTGTTGTTAACAAAAAGGATTTTTATAAGTTTGATAAGTTTACGGATAGACTTATAGGTGACTCTGAAGCATATGAAGTAAAAATTATAGAAGATTTTTCTGAAATAAATGCCGAGAATATAAGTGATGAGATTATGGAGAACACAGAAGATACAATGACGTTGGTTGAAAAGTATATTGATGATATAGATACAGATTTAGATAAAAAAAGATTAAAAGAGATAATGAAAAGTTTATATATTGAGGCAAGTGATTTAGATGTCAATAATATTTAACAAAGTCAAGTGGAAAAACATACTTTCCACTGGCAATAACTTTATAGAAGTAGACTTAAACTCTAAATCAAAAACATTGATTGTGGGTGAGAATGGTTCTGGTAAATCTACTATTCTTGACGCAATTTGTTTTGGATTATTCAATAGACCTTTTCGTCAAGTTACCAAAGGACAACTTGTTAATTCTGTAAATGAAAGAGATGGCGAAGTTCAAGTAGATTTTTCTGTTGGACAACAAAAGTTTAAAATTATTCGTGGTATTAAACCAAACAAGTTTGAGATTTATTCTAATGGAACAATGATAAATCAGGATGCAGCTGCTAAAGATTATCAAAAATATCTTGAACAACAAATACTTAAATTGAATTATCGTTCTTTTACCCAAGTTGTTATCTTGGGCGCTTCTACATTTGTTCCTTTTATGAAACTATCATCTACACACCGTAGAGAAGTTGTAGAAGAAATCTTGGATATTAAAATCTTTTCGTTGATGAATCTTTTATTAAAAAACAAGTTAAAAGATATCACTAATGATATTACTTCTATAGACAACGAATATAAATTATACGAACAGAAAATAGAACTTCAACAAAAACATTTAAAGGATTTACAAGACAACAAAGATAAAATTATTGATGATAATAATAAAAAGATTGAGAAAAATGTTAAATCTATTACAACAAGACAAGATAAAGTGGACAAACTAGAAATAAAGAATGTAGATTTTATGAAACAGATTGAAGAACAACCTATTATCGCCAAGAAATTAAAAAAATTAAACAAACTTCATAATACAATAACTGAAAAAGAAACAAGGATTAAGAAAGAAGTAGAATTTTTTGATAACAACGAAGAATGTCCTACATGCGAACAAGTTATTGATTCTGATTTTAAATCTAAAGCAGTAGAATTAAGAACAAAGAAACTTAAAGAGTATATCCTCGGATTAAAAGATATTGAAAAGGATATTGATACGAATGAACAGGAACTTGATATCATAAAAAATATTTTGGAAAAAATTAAAAAGAATGATGTTGAGGTTGGTAAACTAAATTCTTCAATAGAAGAACTAGAAAATGTTAATAAAGAATATGAAGATGAGATTAAATCATACACTGATGAAGATGCTACAGAAAAACAATTAAAAGAACTAACACAACTACAAGAAGATTTATTTGCCTTTGGAAAAAGAAAAGCAGATTTAATTGAAGATAAACATTATAATACTGTTGTAAGAAATATGTTACAAGATACTGGTATCAAAACCAAGATTATTAAAAGATATCTTCCTGTAATGAATAAACTAATAAATGGGTATCTATCTTCAATGGATTTCTTTATTAATTTTACTATAGATGAAAACTTCAATGAAGTTATTAAATCAAGATATCGTGATGAGTTTAAATATTACTCTTTCAGTGAAGGGGAGAAAATGAGAATTGACTTATCATTGCTGTTCACATGGAGAGCGATTGCTAAAATGAAGAATTCTACAAACACGAATCTTTTACTTCTTGATGAGATATTTGATAGTTCATTAGATACAACTGGAACAGATGATTTTTTAAAGATATTAAACACATTTAAAGATGAGAATGTGTTTGTTATTTCCCATAAAGGTGATGTCCTGTTTGATAAGTTCGCACATATTGTTAAATTTGAGAAAATTCAAAACTTTAGTAAGTTGGTAGATGTAACATGAGAAGGGTGTTGACATTTTAAATAGATATGTTATTATTATTAAGCGGGTATAGTATAACTGGTAAGTACACTATTCGTCCAGAATAGAGGCATGGGTTCGAATCCCATTCACCCGCTCCAAAATAATTCTTGCCAAATGAAAACTAATGATTACCTTGTAATTAAGATGTTGCCGAAAGGGATATCTTAAACTCGCTTAAAAGGAGATAAAAATTATGACAAGATTAGTTCGATATACAACTAACGAGTTAGATGACCTGTTTAAATTGACACCGTTTTCAGTCGGTTTTGATAGTATGTTTGATAGGTTATTGACAAACACTTACAATACATCTGCGACATATCCACCTTACGATATAGTAAAAGTGGATTCTGGTCATTATGAAATTAGAGTGGCACTTGCTGGATTTACCAAGAAAGGTATCCAAGTCAAATGTGAAGATGGCACTTTGAGTATTGAATCTGTTGAATCTGATTCTAAAGTTGTTGACAAAGAAGAACATTTGGTTCATGGAATTTCCAGTAGGAAATTTAAAAGAGCATTTACTCTTTCAGATGATATGGTGGTAAATGATGCTACATTTAAAGACGGTCTATTGACAGTCAAACTTGAAAAAATCATACCAGATGAAAAGAAACCAAAAACGATAGACATTAAATAATGGTGTTTATATTTTATTATGAGAGGGGATTGTTTTTACAATCCCTTTTTTTATAAAAAATTTTATATTGCCTATTGACAAGATAGGAGAATAAGGTATAATATTAGAATACAATTAAAGGAGTTACATTATGAAACTAAGTGAACAAACCAGAGAAGTTCTTAAAAACTTTTCTACTATTAACCAAAACTTATTGGTTAAGCCTGGGAAAACACTTACCACTATGTCGGCAATGAAAAACATTGTTGCGAAGGCAGAAGTTGGTGATTCATTCCCAAAAGAATTTGCGATTTATGATTTAAATGAATTTTTAGCCGCATTATCTTTATTTCAAACACCTGATTTGGATTTCCAAGAACATTGTGTTGTTATCACAGAAGGGAAAACAAAGAATAAAACTTTAAAATACTTTTATTCTGACCCTAGTGTTATAACTTCACCATCAAAAGAAATACAAATGCCTGAACCAGAAGTATCATTTGAATTTAAACATGATACATTCAATAGAGTTATAAAGGCATCTGCAGTTCTTGGAGTACCTGACCTTGTATTGAATGGAAGTGGTGCTTTATCGGTTACAGATAAGAAAAATTCTTCAGCAAATAATTTTTCGGTTGATGTTGATACGGAAGGAACAGGCGATTATAAGTTTTATTTCAAAGTTGAAAACTTAAAAATTATTTCTGGTGACTATGATGTAGAGATTTCTTCGAAGAATATCTCACATTTTATAAATAAAAGCAACGACAAGACTGTTCAGTATTGGATTGCACTTGAACCAGATTCTTCCTATACTGTATAGTGTGTGGTGGAGTGACGAAAATTGGAAAAATATTTTAGAAAAATATTTTCTGCAGATGGTTGGAAACATTTTTGGGGAAAGCCAGAAATAAAACCTTTAGATGAAATTGACTGGGACAAAATTTGTAAATACAGTATGATATATTGGGGAACAGTTTTAATATGGTCAATTTGGTTATTATAGTATTATGAATAGGGTGAATATATTATGGAAAATACATTTTTATTTGTTGAAAAGTATAGACCAACAAAGATTAGTGATTGTATATTAGCGAAAGAACTTAAAGAAACATTTTCTAAGTTTGTAGAACAAAAACATATACCGAATCTGTTATTAACAGGTGGCGCTGGTATAGGGAAAACTACGGTTGCGAAAGCAATGGTAGATGAAATTGATGCGACTTGGTATATGATAAACGGTTCAGAGGAATCTGGAATTGATATCCTACGAACTAAGATTAAAAACTTTGCATCTACATCTTCATTGGAAGGTGGTAGAAAATATGTTATCATTGACGAAGCAGATTATCTTAATCCACAATCTACACAACCAGCATTGCGTGGATTTATAGAAGAATTCCATAAGAACTGTGGATTTATTCTTACTTGTAATTTTAAAAATAGGATTATTGAACCATTACAATCGAGATGTAGTGTTATAGATTTTATTATTCCTGTATCAGAGAAACCAATTCTTGCAGAGAATTTTTTTAAAAGAGTTTCAAACATATTAGCAAAAGAACAAATACCCTTTGACGCAAAAGTTATTGCAGAACTTATTAATACATTTTTTCCAGATTGGAGAAGAATGTTAAATGAGATTCAAAGATATTCTGTATCTGGAAAGATAGACGCAGGGATTTTAGTCAATCTTTCAGATGTAAACATGAAAGATTTGGTATCTCATATGAAAGAAAAAGATTTTAAGTCAGTTCGTAAATGGGTTGTAGAGAATATGGATAACGACCCTGCTAAACTTTTTAGAAAAATATATAACCATGCGAATGATTATATCGACCCAAGTAGTGTTCCCCATCTTGTGTTAATCCTTGCAGAGTATCAATACAAACAAGCATTTGCTGCTGATAGCGAGATTAATGTTCTTGCGTGTCTTACAGAAATTATGGGGCAATGTAAATTTAAATGAGTTACGAATTGAAGTCATATCTTAATGCAATCAACTATACGAAAGAAAAGTTGATGGATACTGATGATGAGATGTGGGAAAAGAAATACCCGTCTTTTATTATTAATAAGGCATTATCTGCATTTGAGGAGTGTATTTTACTGGTAAACGAGATTAACATTAAATCGCATATGGATAAGAAGTTGCAATTCGAATTTTTAATAAATAGTTTAAGAAAAAGGAAAAGATTTTCTCCATGGTTGAGAAAATCAAAGATTAATGATTTGGACGTGTGTAAAGAATACTATGGTTACAATAATGAAAAAGCAAAGGAAGCTCTTCAAATACTTAGCAAACAGCAATTGCGAATCATCAAACAAAAATTAAACAGAGGTGGAACCAAATGACGGAAACAAAATGGGACATTGAACATATGTTAGAAGTGTCTTTAAAAGAACCAGATGATTTTTTAAAAGTTAGGGAAACATTATCAAGGATAGGTGTTGCATCAAGAAAAGAAAAAAAGTTATTTCAATCTTGTCATATATTACATAAACAAGGGAAATATTATATAGTGCATTTTAAGGAATTGTTTGCACTTGACGGAAAAGAAACGAATATCAATGAAAATGATATTGCTAGAAGAAATACTATAACACAACTTTTGGCAGATTGGGGACTTGTTTCTATTGTCGGCACTAACGAACCGAAAGCACCATTAAGTCAGATAAAAGTTATTTCTTTTAAAGAAAAAAGTGAATGGATACTGGAAACTAAATACAACATTGGAAAGAACATAGAAAAGAAACCAGAACCAAAAGATAGTTGATTAAAGGAGTATATTATGGCAAATGATTATGAATTAAATATTATGGCTGATGATAAAAAGGAATCACAACATCCTGCTATATTGAATGCACTAAAATTAAAATATGAAAGTGAAATCGCTATAGCAAAAACCAATATTGATGTTTATCTTGTGAATTCAGTTGGTGTTGGCCAACATCCAACTATAGTTGAAGCAGTTGAGTTAGAACTTAAAAAAGTTGATAACGCACAGAGTATGCTTGATGTTATTCAAAAGCATTATTCATAGAATAAAAATATTATATGATGTTTTATACCAATGTATATCAATGGGGTGATAATTTACTTGTCCGTGCTGTCGAAAACGACAAACGAGTTTCGAAACGAGTAAGATATGAACCTACTTTGTTTGTTCCTGTTCAGAAACAAACTTCGTTTACTACATTAGATGGTAAGTTTCTTACACCAATGAAATTTACTTCTATAAAAGAAGCGAAAGAGTTTGTTGAACTGTATAAAGACCAATCTCATTTGGTTTTTGGACACACCCAATACGCATACACTTATATCGCAGAAAAATATCCAGATGATATCAAATGGGATTATAATAAATTACTTTTGATTACGATTGATATAGAAGTTGAATGTGAAAATGGATTTCCAAACCCCAAACAAGCGATAGAACCATTACTTTCTATCACAGTAAAAAACCACCAGACACAAAAAATAGTTGTTTGGGGTATTTCAGATTTTACAACAGATAGGGATGATATAACTTGTATTAAATGTAAAGACGAAAGACATTTACTTGAAGAATTTATGGTGTTCTGGGAACAGAATACTCCAGATATCGTAACTGGTTGGAATATTGATTTTTTTGATATTCCTTATCTTATGAATCGTATCAAACAATTGTTCGGTGAAGATAAATTAAAAGTATTTTCTCCATGGGGTAATGTAAGTGATAAAGAAGTTTATATGATGGGAAGGAAACACCAGATGTATGATATTCTGGGTGTTGCGATATTAGATTATTTGGAACTATACAAAAAGTTTACTTATACAAGTCAAGAAAACTATCGTTTGGAACATATCGCATTTGTTGAACTAGGTAAACAGAAACACGAAAACCCATATGAAACATTTAAGGAATGGTATACAAAAGATTATCAGTCGTTTATAGAATATAATATTGCAGATGTTGAACTTGTTGATAAACTTGAAGATAGATTGAAATTGATTGAACTTCTTATTACCATGGCGTATGATTGTAAAGTGAATTATAGTGATATGTTGGGTTCAGTAAAATATTGGGATATATTGATTTATAACTATCTCCGTAAGAAAAATATTATTGTTCCACAAAAAAGAAAACACACGGCAAAGGCAGAGAGATACGAAGGTGCATATGTTAAAGACCCACAAGTTGGTTTACATAATTGGGTTATGTCTTTTGATTTGAATTCGCTATATCCACATTTGATTATGGAATTTAATATATCCCCAGAAACTTTGATTAAACAAGTTAAGAATGTTGATGTGGATAAGTTACTAAACCAGAAAGTAGATACATCTTTTCTTCCAGAGAATACTACGATTACACCGAATGGTGCGATATTCAGAACTGATAAAAAAGGATTTCTTCCAGAATTAATGGAAAAGATTTATAATGATAGAGTTATCTATAAAAGAAAAGCATTAAATGCTAGTCAACTTTATGAAGATACAAAAGATAAAAAATATCTTAATGATATTTCTCGTTACCACACAAAACAATTAGCACAGAAAATTTCTTTGAATAGTGCTTATGGTGCTATTGGAAATGAGTGGTTTCGTTATTACGATATTCGAAACGCAGAAGCGATTACAACTTCTGGACAACTTGCAATCCGTTGGATTGAAAAGAAGATGAATGAACATCTTAATAAGTTGTTTAATACAGATGGAGAAGATTATATTATTGCATCAGATACAGATAGTATCTATGTTACATTTGATAAACTTATATCCCGTGTATTTAAAGAAGATGCATCGCCTACAAAGATTATTAATTTTCTCGATAAGATTACTAAAGAAAAAATTGAACCATTTATTGATAAATCATATGAAGAACTTGCAAAATATTTAAATGCATACGAACAAAAAATGGTGATGAAACGAGAAGTTATTGCAGATAAGGGAATATGGACTGCAAAGAAAAGATATATTTTAAATGTATGGGATAGTGAAGGTGTTAGATATAAAGAACCACACTTAAAAATAATGGGAATTGAAGCAGTAAAATCTTCAACACCTGCTTCGTGTAGAAAAAAGATTAAAGAGGCACTTAAATTAATAATGACTGGTGATGAAAAAGAATTAAATAAATTTATACAAGATTTTCGTAAAGAGTTTTTACAATTACCACCAGAAGATATTGCATATCCACGTTCAGTAAATGGTGTGGGCAAATTTATGGACTCAAATGCGTTGTATAAGAAAGGAACACCTATACACGTTAAAGGTGCGATATTATATAATCATTTATTGAGGGAAAATAAATTGATTGATAAGTATCCTATAATCCAAGATGGGGATAAGATAAAGTTTTTTCCATTAAGACAACCGAATATATATCAATCGAATGTGATGTCTTTCTTTACAAAGATGCCAAAAGAATTTGAGATTGATGATATTATAGATTATGATACACAATTTGATAAGGCATTTGTAGAACCACTTAACTTTGTTATTGAAAGGATTGGGTGGAAAGTTGATAGAAGTTATGGAACACAATTATCTTTGGAGGATTTCTTTGAATGATATTAGATAAAAAAGATGCAATTTATGCCGCTAATATTTTTGTTTCTTATTATAAAGATTTTGGTCGTATAGATGATTATTTAAGAAAAGTTAAACTTGAAAGAATGTCGAACTACCCAACGGCATTACCTGGTATGGGACCTGAAGATGAATTCTTTTGTGATTTTGATATGCACCCAAGCGATATGGAGTTTTCTCTTTATGAGCCTAAGACATCTGACTTTGTTAACTATCTTGAAATCACAACATCTCATGCTGTAGAAGCATCTATTCCTGGCAAAAAATTAATGTGGATGGTAAAAGAAAAAAATACTAATAAGATTGTTGGATTTATTCGTTTTGGTTCTCCAACTATTAATTCAAAACCAAGAAATGTGTTTTTAGGAAAACCATTGGACACATTAAATCCAGATGTAATGAAAAGATTTAATGATTCTTGTATCATGGGATTTATTATTGTTCCAACACAACCATTTGGATTTAATTATCTCGGTGGAAAGTTACTTGCTGGAATTTGTTGTTCACATTTGACAAGAGAAACATTAAACAAAAGATATGATGCAAATATTTGTATGTTTGAAACAACATCACTTTATGGTAGTGCGAAAACTACTTCGATGTATGATGGTATGAAACCTATGTTGAAATTTATGGGATTAACTGAATCTGATTTTGTACCACTTATCAATGATGATAACTATCTTAAACTGAATGATTGGTTTAAAGATAGGAACAATGGTAATGGATTAGTTCCAGAAGATGCATCATCTCGTAAATTAAAAGCACAATCAAAAATGATATCTATTATTAAAACATCTTTGAAAGGAATTGATATAAATTTGTATAATAAATTTTGTGAGATAATAGATGATGCAAAGAATCTTACTCAACAAAAAAGACAATATATGTGTACATATGGATTTGGTAACATTAAAGAATATTTTAATTTAGAAACAGATACATTAACAAAGAAAAATAATTATGATAGATTTGAATTTGACAATATAGTTGAATGGTGGAGAAAGAAAGCTATCAATCGTTATGAGAATTTACAAAAAGATGGCAGATTAAGAACTGAACTTGAAACTTGGAATGTTAGGAGTGATATAGATATCATAAGATAACTTGACAAATTATAAAAATCAGGTATTATATAGTAAGAATAATTTTAATGGAGATGCAAAATGTATAAGAAAGAAGATATTGTAACCGTTATGTTTTTAAATGGCATGGAACTAATCGGTACATTAGTTAGTGAAGGGGAAGATGTGGTTGTGATAGATAAACCCATGTTGTGTCAAGCGACCAAAAATGGTGTTTCGTTTACTCCAGCGATTTCTTTAACTGGAGATGTTGTTGATGGCGAATTGAAACTTGCGAAACGTAATGTGATGTATATTTTAAAAACTTTAGAAGAAATTTCAGAAGCATACACTAAAAGATTGAGTGATATAATTACACCAGAAGAAGCAAGGATTATTGCGTGATGACATGACAAACTTTGAAAAAGTAAAAATATTTATGGAATCATTTGGACAAGAAGTAAAACATAAACCTGCTGTTCCAGATATAGACATTATAGAATTAAGACTTAATTTAATAAATGAAGAATTTATTGAATTGGTTAATGCAGCACAGGAAAGTAGAGAAGAAGATGAGAATGTATCACAAAAAGATAAATTGATTGATGTTGCTGATGCACTTGCAGATTTACTTTATGTTGTTTATGGAGCTGGACATGCATTTGGATTAGACCTTGATGAATGTTTCACGGAAGTACACGAAAGCAATATGTCTAAATTTGATAAAGGGAAACCTATATATCGTGAAGATGGAAAAGTTTTGAAATCAGATACATATATACCACCAAATTTAGGAGAAATTTTATTTCCAAAAGGAGAATAGTATGAGTACACATGATGAAATAGTAGAACATTTTAGTGTTTATATGGAAGCACAAGAAAAGTTCGAACAAAAAAGTGTAAAAGTTGCCGCTGCTCGTGCAAGAAAAGCTTTAACAGCAATAGTAAAACTTGCAAAAGTAAGAAGAGCAGAAATACAAAATAAGAAAAATAGTTTATAAGAGATGACAGATATGGATTTTTTAAAAAAGATTATCAAAGAAACTGGTAATGAATACGCATCTATTGTTGCAGAAGGAGTAACTGCAGGCGATATAGAATCCTTTATTGATACGGGTTCATATTCGTTTAATGCATTGTTATCTGGTTCAATTAATGGTGGTTTACCATCTAATAAGATTACTGCATTAGCAGGAGAATCTGCAACGGGTAAAACATTTTTTGTATTGGGTATGGTAAAACATTTTCTTGATGCAAACCCAGAGGGTGGAGTTTTATATTTTGAATCTGAATCTGCATTGACTAAATCAATGATAGAAGATAGAGGCATTGATTCTACCAGAATGGTGATAGTACCAGTAACAACGGTTCAAGAATTTAGAACACAGTCAATTAAAATTGTGGATTCGTATCTTGAACAACCAATAGAACAAAGACAACCATTATTCCTTGCGTTAGATTCGCTTGGTATGTTATCAACCACAAAAGAAGTTGAAGATACAACCGAGGGAAAAGAAACAAGAGATATGACACGAGCACAAATTATAAAAGCTGCGTTTCGTGTTTTAACTTTAAAACTTGGCCGTGCAAAAGTTCCAATGGTTATTACCAATCATACATATGACGTTGTTGGTTCATATGTACCCATGAAAGAGATGGGTGGTGGACATGGTTTAAAATATGCAGCTTCGACTATCATTTATCTTTCAAAGAAAAAAGAGAAAGATGGAACAGAAGTTGTTGGAAACATTGTAAAGTGTAAAATTCAAAAATCGAGGATTACAAAAGAGAATACATCAGTTGATGTTAGGATACATTATGATAAAGGACTTGATAAATACTACGGTTTGCTAGACCTTGCAGTTAAACATGGTATTTTTAAACAGGTTTCTACGAGAATAGAATTACCAGATGGTACAAAACAATATGGTAAAACTATTTTAAACGACCCAGAAAAATATTTTACAGAAGATGTTTTAAAACAGATTGATGAGGCAGCTAAAAAGGAATTTACATATGGCGGATAGCGTACAAGATATATTAGAAGATTGGATATTTGAATATCATACCACAGGAGCAACACCAAATGGTGTTAGGATTGCTTTCATGGAATATACCGAGGGGTTTGATGAAGATGCTCAGGAAGAATATATAGATGAAAATCAACCGATTTATGAAGTGATGATTCACAAAAAATCGGCAGAAGATAATCAAGAATTTCCAGAAGATTATGATGGTGAAGATGAAGAAACGATTACATATCATATAACTTATAATATATTAGAAGATTGGTTTATGGTAGAACCAGTTGCAACGGAAGTATTTTTAGACGAAAGTGAAATAGAAATTTTATTAAACAAAATTCAGGATAATGTACATTAATGCAACAAACTTCAGAGAACATACAAGAATATTTTAAATATGTTACTGATAAAGAACAACAGTGGACTGCGATTGGTTTAACTGAAAAAGCAGGTGAGTTTCAAGGTGTTGTTTATAGATATGGAACTATAGTACCACCAAAAGAAACTGATGAAGGACAGGATAAAGTACCTTTCAAATTTGAATGGGAAGTTTTAGATTCAAATGGATTACCAAAAGAAAGATTTAATGAAAATTTTTTTCGATTGATAGGTGATATTTTGGTGCATATAATATCTAAGGAAGAATTATATAATGATAGAAAGAACAATACTTGAAAATTTAATTACTAACGAAGAATATGCTAGAAAAGTTCTCCCTTTCATAAAAAAAGAATATTATACTGATAGGCATGAGAAAGTTCTTTTTGAAGAAATTGCAAAGTTTATTCAAAATTATAATAATCTCCCCACACAAACTTCATTAGAAATAGAATTACAAAATAGAAAAGATTTAAATGGAGAAGATTATGGAAAGATTGTTGAGATACTTAAAAATTTTAATATTAATAATAGTGGTAATACCGATAGCGCTCATTTCGATTGGTTGGTCGATACTACAGAAAAGTTCTGCAAAGATAAAGCGATATACAATGCAATTGTAGAAGGGATTAATATTATAGATGGAAAGGATACTGACAAAAGAACTGCATCAGCGATACCATCTATTCTTTCAGAAGCACTTGCAGTTGGTTTTGATAATGCGATAGGACATGATTATCTAAGAGATGCCGAATCTCGATATGATTTTTATAATCGTATAGAAACCAGAATACCATTTGATTTAGAATATTTTAATAGAATGACAAAAGGTGGATTGCCCACCAAGACATTAAACATTGCACTTGCTGGAACGGGTGTTGGTAAATCATTATTCATGTGTCATATGGCTGCGAGTTGTTTATCTCAAAATAAAAGTGTTTTATATATCACTTTAGAGATGGCAGAAGAAAGGATTGCAGAGAGAATAGATGCGAACTTAATGAATGTTACAATGGAAGATTTGCATGACTTACCAAAGAAGATGTATGAAGATAAGATTTCAAGGATTGCTACAAAAACAAATGGTAAACTGGTAATCAAAGAATATCCTACTGCATCTGCTCATGTAGGACATTTTCGTGCATTGGTAAAAGAACTTGCATTGAAAAAGAGTTTTAAACCAGACATAATCTTTATTGATTATCTCAACATCTGCACAACTGCAAGATTTAAGAATGCTGCTAATATGAACTCTTATAGTTATGTAAAAGCGATTGCTGAAGAACTTCGTGGGTTTGCAGTAGAACTAAACTTGCCTGTGATGAGTGCAACACAAACAACAAGGGGTGGTTTTGCGAATACAAATATAGATTTGACTGATACTTCAGAGAGTTTTGGGTTGCCAGCGACTGCTGATTTGATGTTTGCGTTGATATCTACTGAAGAATTAGAAGAATTGAATCAAATTCTTGTTAAACAACTAAAAAATAGATACAATGACCACAATTTGAACAGAAGATTCGTCATTGGGATTGATAGGTCGAAGATGAAACTCTATGATGTGGAACAAACAGCACAGACTGACCTTGTAGATTCTGCTGAAGACCAACAAGAAACCTTTAAATCCACCATTTCACATGGCAATTACGAAGATTTTAAAGTTTAAGTTATATAAATAATAGTAAACTATTATATTTTGAATGGAGAAATTGAATGGGTCGTTTACAAAACGCAGTTCAACAACTGAAATCTAAAAATCAACCAACACTCGATAATACTGATAGAGCTTTAGGATTATTAAGAGAATCTGATACTACTAGAGCATTTGCTATGGAGACAGCAATTGTTTCTTCTGCTAATATAACACCACACACATCTAAATTAATAAAAAAACAAGCTTCTGATGATGTCGTTAAATTTCTTAAAACTAAAGGTATAACTGGTAAAGGTCAAATGCCTCGTAATTCATATCCTACGAATCCAAAAAAATGGGATAAGTATTTTCCTGGCGGTAAAGTATCTGGTGGTACAAAAACACCAAAAACAGATTTAAT